AATTACTTCAAGTCCATCACTATCACTATCTTATTCAGGTACTACTTCTCCAGTAACAGTAAGCGGTTCATTTGTAAGTGGACAAGCCTACACATTTACCATGACAGCAACAAATGCAAATGGTACTTCAAGTTCATCATCTGCTTCTAACTCAGTAACCCCTCTTAACACACTTCCAGTTGATTACCTTGTTGTTGCTGGAGGCGGTGGTGGTGGTGGAGACCGTGCAGGTGGCGGTGGTGCTGGCGGCTACCTAACAGCAACAGCAACCTCATTTAGTAGAGGAACTGCCTACACCGTAACCGTTGGTGCTGGTGGAACATTTGCATCTGGTGGAACTGGTGCAACACACCCCGCTAACGGAGGAAAAGGAACAGACTCTGTTTTTGCAAGTATTACATCTGCTGGTGGCGGAGGCGGTGCTGAAGGTGGGTTTGATGCATGGGCTGGTGGCTCTGGTGGCGGTGGTGGGTCTAAGTCTCTAGGAGACCCAAACACCAACGGTGGCGCAGCATCGCCAACAGGTCAAGGTAATGCGGGTGGAAATTGCACAACAACTAACAACAATTACTACAATAATGGCGGTGCTGGCGGTGGTGGCGCTGGTGGCGCTGGTGGTAACGGAAGTTATAACTCTAATAACGCAGGTGGTGGTGGAGCAGGCTTATCTAATTCTATAACTGGAACTGCAACGTTTTACGCTGCTGGTGGTGGCGGAGGTTACGACAACGGTGGTAATGGTGGTGTTGCAGGTACAGGTGGCTCTGGAATTGGTGGAAACGGTCAAACAGGCGGAGGCACAGGCGCTACAGCAGGAGCCACTAACACTGGTTCTGGCGGTGGAGGTGGTGGAGGCCGTAATGGAGCCTACTCTGGTTCTGGTTCTGGAACGGGCGGTTCTGGTGTTGTAATTATTGCTTACCCAGACTCATATCCTGTACCTACAATCAGTGGCGGTTTAACTTACACCACCCCTACTCGTTCAGGGTATCGTGTTTATTGTTTTACAGGCGGAACAGGGACGGTGACATTCTAATGGCACACTATGCATTTTTAGATAGCAATAACGTTGTTATTGAAGTTATTGTTGGTAAAAACGAAACAGAACTTATTGATGAATTGACCCCTGAAGAATGGTACGGAAATTTTCGTGGTCAACGCTGCGTTCGTACATCGTACAACAACAACATACGGATTCGTTATGCAGGAATTGGCATGCTTTATAACGAAGACCTTGACGCATTTATTTTACCTAAATGCCACGATGAAGCAATTTTAAATGAAACAACTTGTAATTGGGAATGCCCCAATACGGCTCACGATGTGGAGGTCCCTCAATGAGAGGTAGCAAAGTACAGGGCCGATTTAAGATTGACTTTGAAAGTCACTCTATGGATGAGGGCATCGTTGATGAACTCCGTGACCCAGTAGGAACTACCGTTGACTGGTGGCTATGGGACGCTGCAGGTTTAACTGCAAATCCCACCACGTGGGTTGACCCCATCTATGACGTCTCTAGTCAAGAGGCTGGTCAGGGTCGCCGCTGGATAGACCCATTCCAGATGCCAGTAATTATGGCGCAACAACTTCGTGGTACTAACGTCATGAACGAACGAGGTTTCTACACCACGGATACTCTACGCCTAGTAATTGCCGTAGACGATATCAACAGACTTCTCCCAGCAATGCTAGATAACCCTAATACACACATTAAAGACCGTGTCGTATTTCAGGGAGAAGTCTTTGTACCAACCCGTGTTTTACCACGTGGACGATACAAAGAACGCTATTCTGTAGTCACTATCGACTGCAACCAGGTCAATGCCGAAGAACTCGTCAATGACCCACAGTTCCTTAATTTTGCCGATTTAAACAACCAAACAGTTACCTACGGCTACGGCAACGGCGCTTATGGTATAGACCCTTACGGAGTGTAAATGACAGTTGTATTGCCTAACAGTGGAGATAGAAGTTGGAGTAGTCGTTTAAATACCGCTATCTCTGGAATTGATTCGAGAGTTACAACTCTTGAGTCAAAACTTATTGCACAACAATTAACTACTGCACCAACCACGTACTCTCTTGCGCTAACGGATGCGGGAAAACATATCTATGCCTCTGGTACTGGACTTGTTCAAGTTACTATTCCTAGCAATACCTCTGTTGCTTTTGCTGTTGGAACTATTGTACGGCTAGTGACCTCCGATAATGCAACACTGCGGATAAGCAGAGCAAGTACTTCGACTACAACATTAGTTTGTGAAGGACTTGCTAGTAATCAAACATATAATATTTCAGCCAATCGTGTTATTACCCTACTCAAGGTAGGCGCAGAGCGTTGGATTCTCTCAGGAACTGGGCTAACTGTTAACTAAAAGGAGATGTAAGTGGAAGACTTTGAGATTGAGATTGACCCTTCACTATTTGAAGAAGACTTCGACGATGTAGACTTGGAAGACCTTGAAGACTTTGAGGATGATGAAGAGGAAGAAGACGAGTAATGCCAAAGAAGCCAGAGCCAATCAAGTCTAAGACTAAGGGCACAGGAAAGATTGAAAAAGTCATGGCCGAATACAAGGCTGGTAAACTTCACTCTGGTTCAAAGACTGGTCCTGTTGTTAAATCAAAAAAACAGGCAATCGCTATTTCGTTAAGTGAACAACGCAAGAAAGATGCAGCAAAGAAAAAGAAAAAGTAATGGAAAACCATAACGGCACAAAATTAAAAGCAGCCCCACTTAAGTATCCGAATGGCGGAGGATTAGCAGCAATGGCAACCAAACCACGTGCGTCTCAAAAGTTAGAAGTTGAGGCAATGGAAGCCAAACATGCTGCTGAACTGGCTAAACTCAAAGAGAAGCACGCTGCTGCCAATAAGCCAATGGTGAAAAAGAATGGCTAAGACGATTAAAGTCGCTGGTGAAAAGCACACCATCAAGAAGAACAAGAGAGGCGAGGTCATCGTTGACCACGCTGGCAATAAGGGCAAGTACGATAAAATTAATTTAACCAAAAAGGCTGGCTCTAAGACTATTGCTCAAGGAGTTAAGGCGACTAAAGATTGGCATAAGAAAAATGGCTAGTGAAGCATGGCAACGCAAAGAAGGTAAAAATAAAAAGGGCGGTCTCAATGAGGCAGGCCGTAAATCATATGAGCGTGCTAACCCTGGCTCTGATTTAAAGGCCCCAGTTAAGTCTGGCAATAATCCACGTCGTGCATCCTTCCTTGCTCGTATGGCTGGAAACCCAGGACCAGAACGCAAGCCCAATGGTGAGCCAACAAGATTGCTACTATCTCTTCAGGCATGGGGAGCAACCTCAAAGGCTGACGCTAAGAAGAAGGCGGCAGCCATGCACAAGAAGAATCAGGGGAAGAAGTAATGCCAAAGAAGACAGACCCGTGCTGGGATGGTTACACCCAAGTCGGCATGAAGATGAAGAATGGTAAGAAAGTTCCAAACTGCGTTCCTGACAGGGGCGTCCCAAAGTCAAAGCCAAAGGCTAAGAAGAAAGTGAGCAAGTAGATGTGTAAGTCATGTGGATGTGGCTGTTCAAAGCCAAACTGTAAGGGTGCCTGCAAGAAGGGCGCTAAGAAGTTATCTCCTAAGCAGAAGAAGATTGCTGCCGTTGCTGGAGATAAGAACAAAATTGATGGCGCCGATTTTGCCGCCCTACGAAAGAAGAAGAAGTAATGGCAAAGATGTCCGATAAGAAGCAGGATGCCAAGGTCATGAAAGGTATGACAGCGGCACAGAAGAAGAAGTTTGCTACTGCTGATAAGGCTATGGACAAGAAGAAGCCATCTCGTGCAATGGACGAGAAGATGGATAAGGCGTTAGCCAAAAAGATTAAAAAGAAGTAAAGAGTTAGGGCCCGAAAGGGCCCTTTCTTGTATACTAATACTATGAAACAACATTTTTTGTCTAATATAGACGTTGACACTCGTACAGGAACGTGCGCTATTTGTGGGCCAATTCGTGTTACCTATGCAGGGGTTACCCCAAATGGGTTTTTAAGATGGAAATGTTGGACAAAGGTTAAGCACAACAGAAAGCCTTATCTTAAGTACAAAAAAGAAACGTGTGAAAGATGCGGGTTTATACCTGAGCACCCTTCTCAATTAGACGTAGACCACGTTGATGGAGACCACAAAAATAACGACCTTTCTAATTTGCAGACTCTTTGTGCAAACTGCCACAGGCTCAAAACCTTTCAAAGTAAAGATTGGGAAAAAACACCTTTAGTTAACCCTTTAGAAAGGCTTTAACTTCTTTATCATTGCAGTATCAGTAGCCCGTTGCGGGCCTGTGTAGTTTCCAACTACTTGCGCTGTTTAAGGGGATTTATTTATGCTGCTTTCGCCTACCGTGGTGATGTTATGAAGCATGCAATCCACAGCGCCATTAAAAATTCAAGCCATGAAACTGCTCGGTTAATGTCTGCCCATGTTCGTGCGGAAGCACACAACAGCGGATGGCCAGAGCACATTGCTCGCTCTCTCCACGCTAAGCATGGCGATGATGGGTTTACATACCACGTCCATGATGAGCACCATGCAGAGACTATGAATGTCGAATACGGAACTCCTAGCAGCCAACCAAACGCCGCCATACGCCGCTCTGGTAACCGCACAGAGCAGGCTGAATCATTCTTTATGAAGCGCCTCACCAACCATCTAGGAGGGCTGCTATGACATTCCTATTAGCCGAAGACGAAGCAATTCGTAACCTCCTTAAGGACTTGGTTGTCACAGACCAGAAGGCTACAGGCGAAGGAACCCCTCGCAAAGTTGGCGTATGGTTTGGACAGCCAGACCAAGAACTTACCGCCCAGAAGTATCCATACATCACCATTGACATGATTGATTTAGCAGAAGATTTTGCTCGTTCTATGCGTGGTCGTGTCAAGCCTGCCTATATTTCTGACCCAGCCACCATTGATGGCACAACAGCATTTAACCCAACGACTCAGAACTGGGATATCAACTTTCCTATCCCTGTAAATATTGATTACCAGATTACAACGTATGCTCGCCAACCTCGTCACGACCGTGAACTCTTGGCGCAACTGCTATACACAAGACTTCCATTGCGCTTTGGCACATTGGATACAGGTACGAACACTGCCTCTGGCACTACTCGTCGCCTGGATGTTCTAGACGTTTCCAAACGAGACGTTACTGAACAAGGAAAGCGCCTTTTTGTAAACGCTTTCACTGTGCGAATTTCTTCAGAAATTGCGCCAGAAACCTACAACAAGATGTACAAAGCGTTACAACTCAACGTCACGGGTCCAACTAATTCTGGAAGCCAAGTAATTGGCAGAGGAACTTGGACACCAATCTCGTACACCACATCGGCACCATAAGGAACCCCCATCAATCTAGTTAGGAGAAATTATGCCTTATAGTCGTCCAGGTGTTTACATTAGTGAGCGCCTTCTACCCACACCTCTAGCAGCGGGTGTTACAGCAAATGCTGCTGGTGCTGTTGTTGCGCCTTTTGCACAAGGCCCAGAAGCAGTAACGCTTGTTTCATCTTGGTATGAATTTACTAAGAATTTTGGTGGCTACAATGCCGCCTACCCAGCAACCTTTCAGGTTGGTGCGTTCTTCTCAAACGGTGGACGTGAACTCTACGTCAAACGTGTCCTTGCATCTAACGCAGTTAAAGCAACCGTCAACATCCTGACATCAGGTAATGCAACTGTTGCAACAGTAACATC